GTATTTTCTTTATTTTTGTTTTTTTATTTTTTTATTTTGGAGTTTTTTTTATGTCTAACTCTGTTTTTGTTCGTAGTCCTTTGAACTACGATATGTATGCGGCCTCGAATGAGACCGCTTTGGTCTGTAAAGACCCTTCTTTGACTCAACAGCAATTTGCTGCTGAGTCTGATATCAACACTATTGTTGATGTTTTTATGAAGACTGGTCATCTTCCTGATCCAGTCTCTATGCCCCAGTATGTTGATTACGAGGGCGTTTTTGATTTTCAATCTGCTATGAATGTTGTCCGCGCAGCGGACGAGAACTTCATGCGTATGGATGCGAAGCTTCGCTCTCGCTTCCATAATTCTCCTCAAGAGTTTCTTGAGTTTTTTGCCGATCCCGTGAATACGGATGAGGCTATTCGTTTAGGTTTGGCTGTTCCAAGCCAGACCGTTTCTGTCGCACCAGCGACAGATGCGGTTCCGCCGTCTAAGGCGGAGTGAGCCATAAGTACAGTTCGCTACTTGATGTAACTGTACTTATTGACACCTTTTCATGTTTTCATGTATCATCGTTTTAATTGGAGAATTTTATGAAGCCTTTGTCTAGATCATCTGTGTCTAAATCAGCCTCTTCCGCGCAGTTTCGCGGCAATGTAGGGCGTACCAAGGGGGCCAACATCATGGCGGCTCCTATGCGTGGCGGAATTCGTTTATAAGCGTTTGTGTGTACCACACAATGGCAACACCCTACACACGGCCCCATCAAATGCGGGCAGTGCATAGAGTGTCGCTTGGCTTACTCGAGGGAGTGGGCGATTCGCATCACTCACGAACAGGCGATGCACGAGGTGTCTTGTATGCTCAACCTCACATATAGTCCCGAGCATCTTCCTGAACACGGCCAGCTGTGGAAGGAAGATTTGCAGCGTTTTTTTAAGCGTTTGCGTAAGGGCGGTTTTAAGTTTAAGTATGTTGCTTCAGGAGAATACGGTGATGTTTCCAGACGTCCTCACTTTCATATTGCGTTGTTTGGCGTGGACTTTGGTAATGATCGCATTGTTTTTGGTCGTAGTTCTAATGGCGAACGGACTTTCGTTTCTGATGCAGTTACTAAGCATTGGCCCTATGGCCAGCACTTAATTGGTAGTTTGAATTTTGAGAGCGCTGCCTATATCGCTAGGTATATTTTGAAGAAGGCTAAGGGTTCGCAGGTTTCGCCTCCTTTGGCTGTTTTGGATGATGGCGAGATTATTCGACCTAATTCAGAGTTTCTTCTAATGTCTAAGGGTATAGGTCGTTCTTGGTTTCGGGAGTACTTTATGACTGATGTATTTCCGATTGCTGGGGTTATCACCCAGCAGGGTTCTAGGGCACCCGTCCCTAGGTTTTATAAATCTTTATTGAAGGAGTTAGGCGAGGATTTGAGCCTCGATATGTCTTTTCGTTCTACTGCACGGGCCGAGCTGGAGCGCGAGAGATTAGATTTTGAGTTGCAGCCTCATCGTAAGGCTGCCCGTAATGCTGTTTCTATTGCTGGAACATCTCGTTCCAAGCGTAACATTTAAGAGGTTTTATGATTCAATATATCGTTTCCGTTCAAGATCGCGCTTCTCAGACTTTTGCGCGTCCTTTTGTTGTTCCACATCGGAACATTGCTATTCGTGATTTTACTGATGAGGTTAATCGTGCTGACCCTCAGAATCCTTTGAATAAGCATCCTGATGACTATGATTTGTATTTTCTTGGTGAGTTTGACGATTCCACTGGTAATATTGTTTGTGGTGACGCATTCGTATTAGTTCGTGGTAAGGATGCTCTTACAGTTTCTTAACCTCGGGGGCTGCGGCCCCCTCTTTTTTGGAGTTTTTATGCATCGCAATGCTTCGGTTAATGCTCATAGCTTCGCTATGGTTCCTAAGTCTGATATTCCGCGTTCTTCATTTAATATGCAGAAGACGCTTAAGACTACATTTGATTCGGGTTATTTAGTCCCGATTATGTGTGAGGAGGTACTACCTGGTGACACATTTAATGTTAAGGCGACTTTGTTTGGTCGTCTTGCTACTCCTTTATTTCCTGTATTGGATAACCTTCACTTGGATTCTTTTTTCTTTTTTGTTCCTAATAGGTTAGTTTGGACAAATTGGGTTAAGTTTATGGGTGAGCAGGAGAATCCATCGGATTCGATTTCTTATTCAATTCCTCAACAGGTTTCGCCAGTTGGCGGTTATGCTGTTGGTTCTTTACAAGATTATTTGGGGTTACCTACTGTTGGACAAGTAGGCGGCGCCAATACTGTTTCACATAATGCCCTCCCTGTTCGTGCTTACAACCTCATCTTTAATCAATGGTTCCGAGACGAGAACCTTCAGAATTCCGTTACCGTGGATAAGGGTGACGGACCGGACACCACCCCCGCAACTAACTACACTATCCTTCGACGTGGCAAGCGTCATGATTATTTCACTGGCTCGTTGCCGTGGCCTCAGAAAGGTGGAACGGCCGTAACGCTTCCTTTGGGTACTTCTGCACCTGTTTTTGGTAATGGTACTGTTTTAGGTTTTACTGACGGTACTTCTAATTGGGGTTTGTCAGGTGATGGATCTACTACTACTCCTAAGGCAAGTCTTGGCTTGTATGGTGCTGCTGTTGGAACAGCTAACCCAGGTACTTCAGTTTTATCTTCTAAGGGTTTAGGAGTTGTTTCTTCTGGTACATCTGGTTTGTATGCTGATTTGTCTCAGGCTACTTCTGCTACTATTAATCAGTTGCGACAGAGTTTTCAGATTCAGAAGCTATTGGAGCGCGATGCGCGGGGCGGTACTCGGTATACCGAGATTATTCGCTCACATTTTGGCGTTGTTTCACCTGATGCGCGTCTACAACGTCCAGAGTATTTAGGTGGCGGTTCTACGCCTATTAACATTACTCCTATTCCTCAGACATCTGGTACAGGTGCTACTGGTACGCCTCTTGGTAATTTGGCTGCTTATGGTACATATTTAGCTAATGGCCACGGTTTTTCACAGTCCTTTGTTGAACATGGTTATGTGATTGGTATTATTTCTGTTCGCGCTGATTTGACTTATCAGCAAGGTCTCCGTAAGATGTGGTCGCGTTCTACGCGTTATGATTTTTATTTTCCTGTATTTGCTATGCTTGGTGAACAAGCTGTTTTGAATAAGGAGATTTATTGTGATGGTTCTGCTAACGATACTTCGGTTTTTGGATATCAGGAGCGGTGGGCTGAGTACCGTTATAACCCTAGCCAGATCACAGGCCTTTTCAAGTCCACATCGGCTGGCACTATCGACCCATGGCACTACGCGCAGAAGTTTGCATCTTTGCCTACTCTTAACACTACTTTCATTCAAGATACGCCCCCATTGGCGCGTAACCTCGCGGTGGGCACTGCGGCTAATGGACAGCAGCTGCTTTTGGATGCCTTCTTCGATATTCGTGCAGCCCGTCCGTTACCGCTCTATTCTGTTCCCGGATTGATTGATCATTTTTAATCATGGGCTTTTTAACTTCTCTTGGTACCGCTGCTGGTACTTTTTTTGGAGGCCCCCTTGGGGGCACTGTAGGGGGTTTGCTTGGTGGCGGTCTGGAGTATTCCAACGCTAATCAAGCTGCTTCTTATACTAATGATGCTAATATTCAGCAAGCTGCTGAGAACCGCGCTTTTCAAGAGCGTATGAGTTCTACCGCGTATCAACGCGCTACTGCTGATATGAAGGCGGCCGGTTTGAATCCTATGCTTGCGTACTCTCAGGGTGGTGCATCTTCCCCTGGTGGTGCGCAAGCACAGGTTCAGAATCCTGGTTTATCTTCTGCACAGCAGACACAGTCTTATTCACAGGCTAATCTAAATGAGGCTTCAGCGGGTCAAGCCGCTGCGAGTGCTAATTTAGCCCAGAAGACTGCTGATAAGACTGTTCAAGAGGTTACTAATCTCAAGACTTCTAATGAGCAGACTACTGCGATTATTAAGAATCTTGGTGAGGAGTATCAGAATTTGGTTAAGCAAGGTTGGAATCTTGCTGAAGTTGGTAACCAG